CTTTTTTCCTGCCCTTTCGTCTATTTGTTTTTGTATGTTTATTACATTCTTTCGTAATCGTTTTGAAATTTTTTCATCCTCCTCATTACCGGCTCTAGCATTAAAGCCTGAATATTTTTCTAAAGCTGTAGTAAGTTGATCTTGGAGTTTCTCGTTACTTGTTTCTTTTCTAGATGGGGTTACCGTATAACCAAAGTTTTGAGAAGGCTTGTTAATTTCTTTAGGTAATCCAAACTCCTTTTTAAACTTATTGAAATATTCCGAAGCCAAAGTGCTTCCTCCAAATTGAGCTAATAAAGTTCTCATAGTTTTATCTTTATCATCGGGGTCTATACTTATAGGGCTCACTGAACCACTTCCACTAGAAAAACCAAATGTGCCATCTGCATTATAAATTAATTGTCCTCCTGCACTAGCTTTAGAAAAAGCACCAATTCCTTGGATGTTTGCTTCTGTTGGATTCTCAACACCTTCTTTAATAGCTTTATATAATAACCGCAGTTTGTTCTTATCCATCTTTTTCTGCTTATAAAAATCTGCTTCTGCTTTATTAAAAGGTTCTTTAGCTAAAACTGTTTCAGTGATACCTGCTTGAGTAAGGACTAAATTTTTATAATATTCTTTTATATCACCTTTTACTTTATCCTCGAATACGGGTATTTTTCTTTTCTGCGTTTCATCATATATAAAGTTAATTGGAATAGTTTTATCTTGTTGATACATCCCTGTCTCTGAATAGGCATCAAATCCATCTCTTTGCAATATTTTTGCGTTTCTTACGTCTTTAATATTATTAGCAATAGTAAACTTAATACCCATGTCTTCAAGCAAAGATAAATAATCCCAATCATCATTAAGGTCAGAACTTACAACAGCGTCTAGTTCCCTCTCTAATTCAGGTCTTTCTAATATAGACTGACGAGATTTTACCTTTCCACTGCGTATGGCTTTAGTTACATTTCCAATTCTACTCAAAGTATTTGCTACTTCTTTTTGAGTCTTAAATTTATCGTAATATGTACCTGTACCTTTTCTCGCTATAGATAAAGGAACAGCTCCATATTCTGTTATTGCGTTTCCTTCAGCATCTAATTTTTGAAAAGCCATGTTTGCATTCTCATCCCACTCAGTATCCCAGGTGCGATAGTCATTAAAACTTTCTATCTCAGACATCTCCATCATTTCATAAACCTGAGAATCATTATCCTTCTGTCGCTTCTTCTTCTCTTCTATCATCTTGGCATAGTCATCCATTAAACCAAAGTAATTAGTTAATCCATCTTGATAGTTTTGTCTTAATTGAACCCATCGGCTTTCAGAAATATCCCCATTGGTAAAGCTATTATAATCAGAATAATATCTATCTAAAGATTTGTTTAGCGTTTTTAATATTTGTTGGTTTAAACTTTCATCAGAAGAACGAGGAATTTTTTTTTGCAATCCTTGTTCCCAAGTTTGATTAGCAGTTATAAAGTTTTTTTTGCGTGTCTCTCTGTTTTGTGCATTAGTTTCAATAGCCGAAGATAACTTTGTTCCAAAATCTGCCCAATTTATTTGACTTTCTTTATCTCTTTCTACATACCCAATATTACTTTTTGCCATAACCTATATTATTATTTTATCCCTTGTCCTAGTAATCCTATCGCCAACTTCCATATCCTGTTGCTGAATTAACAAAACTCCTTTCCCCTTCTATACCATAAGACTCATCACCAAATCCACCCTTTGGTCTTCCTCTAAATCTATTATGACGATAAAAATATTCTCCCAAATCACTAGTTAATCTCGGATCATATTTTCCATCGCTATCTAAATCATCCGTAACTATTTTAAATTCGTTATCTCCAGGATTTTTATAACCAAAACTTCCATCATCAAATTGTTTTATAATTTTACCTCCCATGAAATTTTTAGCAAAATATTCATTCTCTATAGGTTGACCATATCCTGATGTAGCATCTTCAAGTTCACTCATGATTTCTTTACCGTAAAGACCTTTATACTCTGAAAAAGTAGGAGTGCCCATGTATCCTTCATTATCTTGAATTTGAAGTTTACCATCTACCATTCTAAACTTTGATCCTGAATTGGACATACCACCACTCATATTAATATCTAATACGCTTGGAGTTGCAGGTTCTGATATTACACCATCGCGAGTAGCAACTGCTGCACTATCTCCTTCTATTTTAGTGTCTTTGTTTCCATATAAAGTTGGAGCTTTTAATGCACTTGTAGCAAAGCCTAATCCTAATTGTAATGCTTGATTAGCCATACGATTACTTTGGTTTTCTTCATCGGCTGATCTAGCAGCAGACCCAATTGCTTTTCGATACTCAACCTCTGCTAATGATCCAAGATTTTTTTGACGTTGTGCTGCTTGTTTTATTGAATTCTCTCTCATTTGTTTTTCTACATTCGCAGCTTGTTGTCTATTAAACTCTGAACTACTTTGTAAAACTGCTCCAAGAGGAGCAACACCTCTAACTCCCGCTTCTCTTTGTGCCTGAATAACTTCTTTTTGAGTAACTTGATAATTACGAAGAGCTAATTCATTTGCTTGTTTTGCAACAGGTAAGGCATCGAAAGCATTTACGTCTAAAAGTCCTTCCATTTTTGCGGTAGCTACATCGGCTGCTCGTTGTGCCTCATCTGCTAACCTTCTATTTCTTACACTGTTAAATGCACTTTTTCCTGCCATAATTCCTGTAGCAGCTAAACTTGCAATAGTAGATAATGTCATAATAAAGTATTAGTTATATCTACAAAGATAAGAAATTTTAAGGATAACTTTTCATCATCTCTGATTCTACTGCAAACAATTCACTTGAGGCAGTAAATGTGCTAGGCAATGTAAGTGTGAATTCACAATAATGACCAAGCATTCCATGGGACTCAGCCGTAGCATTTTTAATTGCTAAGAAGAAAACTGCTACTCCAGGAATAGCACCACCACCTGTATTATCAATTACAATAGTATTGATACCACCTGAAATGTTTACATTGATTTGTTCAATAACACCTGCAAAAGATGGAACACCACCAACCATAAAATATAAATAGTCTCCTATACTTATGATGCTACCTATGCTTGTGGTAAGTGGGAATGTTAGAGTGGTTTTCCCTACACCTGGCACACCAACTTGAACATTGGTACTTGTACCTATACCATTTAAATTACGCAATGCGTATTGATCTGTAGGCACAGGATTAGTAGGATTATTCTCTGCTCTAACAAAACCAAACCAATCACTCTCCTTCTTTTCAAACCAATTGTATTCTATCAAACCATTTGTTTGTAAGTCCGTACTTAACTCTGCTTTCCATGGGTCAGTAGACTCAAGGTTAATAGTTTTAAATATTTTATTTTCTAATGGTGCATCATTAAATACACTCTTAATCATAGAGGATACAATAGCACTAGTAGGTGTACCAACCTTTGTCCAATACTCTTTATAGTATTGGTTTCTAGTATTGTTAGTGTTGTGCCTATACAACTCTCCTGCTTTGAAAGAATAAAAGTAATTATTCATTCCTATCATCATGTCAGGAATGTATGAATAGAAGGATGGAAATCCTTGCACACTCTCGCTATATGTTAATGTATACTCTGCCATTGTTATTAATATTTACCTCGTCTTGTGGAAGGAGAACTCTTTGTTGAGCCACCCTTACCTGCCCATAACTTCTTACACGACCAATACCTTGCAGTTAGCTTTGACTTAGCTGTACTACATTTGTGTCGTGCCTTAAAACTTTTTCTTGCGGCAGATGAATAGTTGTGTCCATAACCTTTAGCACCAAAGTGAATAAGTTTCTCTTTGCCACCTTCACAGGCTTTAACCATCTTCTTCTTTCCTGCTCTATCGGATGCAACTACTTTGTTGCATTTCATCTTGCTTTTAGTTGCCATAGCTTATATTTTAAGGACACGATCCTTCACTTATTATTACACTGTTTGCATCTAACTCAAACCATCTACCATCAGCTGAACCATCGTCCCACTTATAATAACCTGCACCATATGAAGTGGCTATTTTAAATTCACCGTTAGGGTCAGCAAAAATCCAATCGTGTAATCCAGGATTACCTGCCGTTCCTGTTACAGGAGCATTGTAATAAGTTATAGTAGGCGTTAAAGGACAAGCCAATCCTGAACTTGCTACAGGTGTTAAGGTGCTTTGAAATCCTGTTAATGCAGTAGGACAAGCTGCAGCTAAAGTAAAGGAAGTAGAGGGACATGGAGCTACCACTTCTATAGCAATAGTAGTTGGTCCTGCCAAAGGTTTAGGTACAACAAGCACCGATGCTCCAGGTGTTCCTACCGTAGTTTGAACTTGAGCTAGTGATATTCCTCTCGTTACATACAGTCCTGTTCCTGTAAAAACTCCTGCCGCATAACTATAAGATTGTAAAGTATATGGACTACCTGCTACAATACCGCAATCGGCTGCTGTATCTCCTAAGTATGTAGCCACATTTGCAGTTGAACTTCCTTCATAACCAAAGTTAGTGGTGCTAAATTTATTATAAATAGAAGAATCAAAAGTAGCTTTCAATCCCACAGGTTTAAATGTACCCCCTGGAGTAAGAGTAACAAGCATCGCTCCTGTTCCTGTTCCAACAGTAAACGATATAATGTAAACACCTGCACTGCTTCCTCCTCCTGATATAGGAGTACCACAAACAGTAGTACACGCAGGACAAGTAACATTTGAACCTAACACACAGGCAGTTAATTGACGATAAATAACACCATCTGAATACAATCCATCAGGAGCACAAGTGGTTAGTGCTGCATCAGTAAAGACTCCTGTGGCACTTGCAAAAGTTGGTGCGTCTATATAGTATGTTCCGAATACTGCCATTTTATTTTATTAAGGTGTACAAGTTATATTTATATTTTCAGTAGGTGGTGTTGTCGAAGTGCTTATTACTTCAAAACATTTTGCACCTTGATTAATTAAAGTATAGTAAGTTCCTATTACTAATGCTACCGGAGATAAAGCTACATACTCTTCATTAGAATCTGCACTATTTCGCATTAGATACCAATGATGAGTACATACACAACATACATCAACTACTGAAGCAGCGTCATAACATAAGTCATGTTCTAAACTATTACGGTAGTCATATATTAAATATAATATTTCATCCGTTCCTCCTGGCATTGTAAACTCTGCATAGTAACTATTAGGTGCTCCTGTAGTTACAAGAGGCAATGCTTGAGTAGAAGCAGCGATTAACGCAGCAACATCTACAGGGTTATTACTATATACTGTATTACTTCTTAAGTATTTAAACTTATCTGTAGAGGTGTCAAACGTAAAGTTATCAAACCCTAATCGTTGTGAAGTTAATCTAACTGTACTTCCATTAGTAGGGCATATGCTATCTCCTTGAACTCCATTAAAAGTGTCGTACTGTGATATAAGTGGATTAGTTGTTCCTGCCACAAAAGTAACTGCCGTTGAATTAGTAGGCGAGGTATACGCTCCATCCACATATCCAAACTCATTGTGAATCATTTGTGCATTGTCTACATTAGAGGTAACACAAACTTGAATAACTTTTACTGAAGTAGTTGTAGGGCAATCTACAGATAATCTCAAGGTGGCTGCTCCACCTGTAGGAGTAATAACAATAGATGCTGTAGTTACGGCAGGAGAATTTTTACTAAACGAAAGTGTTCCACTTCCACTAACAATACCTGTCGATGATGTAACTGCATTATAAGTAGCTGCAATTGTTCCACTACTTCCCACTGCAAATGTATACGGTATATTTACTGTTCCTGTAACAGTAGTTAAGTCTACACAAAAAGTATATTCAGATGCTTCAGGAAGATTTAAGTTTTGAATTATACCACATTGAATACACTCTTCTACTACGGGTAGCTTAGTAGTATTAGATGACAACACATACTCATTCATGTATGGATCAAACCCTCCTAGCTTTTGTGTATTAGCATAATCAATAAATAAATTTCTAAACCAACTACGCATACCTACTTCAGATAGTACGGTAAGTTGTTCACTTTGCCCTCCACTTCCACTTAGTCTTAATACTGCTCCACGCTTTGAGTCGGTAAAGAACTTATCGTATCCATACACAACAAAACTTTCAGGATTATTGCTAATGCCATATTCATCAAGTCGTGCTACTTGTTGTCCTAAAACTTCAGGTATTGAGGTTACTGTTCCACCTCCTACTGCATCGGTTAAAATATTTTTACCTACGGTTACATAAGATATTTTATCTTCCTGTAAAACAAGTAGGTCGGTTGCTCTTGCGTGTAATATTTCTACCGAACCAAATGATTCTTCTAATGGAAAAAAGTTAGCTAGTCCTAAATTAAATTCATTTAGTTTATTAACATTTGACTCGTCATTGTATACACCACTATATGTAATATCAGCAAACCTATCTGCTTCTTTATAATCTTGAGCAGATACTGCGGTGGCTCTATTACCTATATTAAAAGTTGCTCCTACTAAAGAGTCTTCTATCCGATAACTTTCTACTCCATTACCAAAAGAATAACAATTAAAGAAATCTAAATTCACAATTGCCGGGTCGGTAGCACTTTGGTTTTGGTCTCCATCTTTAGAACCTGATTGATGCAACCCACCTTTTATCCTAAAGGTTTCACTGCCTTCATAGAATAAATCAAGATCACTATCTATAGGCATAGTTTCAAATACGGCTGCTGCATCACTTCGTTGAAGAAAAATCCTAGCATCAATAGTAGATTTACCTCCTACTTGAAGATGAGCACAACATTCAGTTCCACTTGTAATTCGTAAAATAAGTTTATTATCACTTGTGTCTCTCCAAAATTGATATTGATTTACTCCTGCTTGATTGTTATAATCTACTCCTAATACAGGATTACCTGCACCTGAAGAAAAGGGTTCTTGTTGATTAGCATTGCAAGATGAGTATTGTCCAACAGTACAAGTTCCTGTATCTAATATTGGTTCTATTTCTTGCATCCAATAGTCTTCAAATGTAGGATATGTATTTGTAGCTCGTGTGTCAATGTTTAATACATATCTATTTTCATCACATTGATTAACATTATCAGGATTTAGTATTTGATATCTTCTAATGTCAAGGAAAAGCACAACTCTACTTCCTTGAGGTATAGGTTCATCTATATAAGCATTTGTTGCTTGGTCATAATCATTAACTGTTAATAACAATGTAGCATACTCTCCTACAAATCCTTCAGAAGCATTTCCTGTATAAGACACTTGATTTTGACTTGCTAATTGTAAAGTAAAATCCTTTGGTTTTATTTTCATGTATACTCCCCCTACAGGAGGCACAGGTGCAGAAGTTCCAGGAACTCCCTCTTCAATAAATCCACGAACAAAAGTTCCTTTTTCTAATACTGTAGTAAATACACAACCTTGTATAGCACCATTAAAATCCGACTTAACTCTTAGCTTATCTCCATTCTCAATTTTAGCTGCGTTTTGTCCTTCGAGTCTAAGCCAATAAGATGGAGCTGAAGCATTAGCATCTTCAGGATATGCTTGAGAAGCATAGATGGTTTCATAAGTTTCAGTATCCGATTTTATTACAAACCTATAATACTCTGCCCAAGATGGAGGATGTTGTGTAGTAGGTATAGTGGCAACTAAAGTGTTTTGAAGATGAGACTTATTACAAGGAACATATACATCATTGTTTTTACTCACAAGAGCTGTAGTTGCTCGTGCATAATTATCTAAATAAACAATGCCTAATTCGTAACCTCTATCACTATGAAGACTTGTTGAGTTAGCATTATTCCTTAACACAGCTTGTACATTTGTTATTTCATAAGTTTCATAAAAATTAGAAACCGAAGCAGTGTCCACATAAAACATTCCAAGTAAAGTAAACTGTGCTACTGTCGCTCCGGGTAAAGGAGTAATTCCTTCTAACATTGTCTGTCCTCCTTGTGTAATACCACTAGCAGTTTTAACATAGGTTGAGCCTTGAGTGTTAGGACAAGCACAATTAAAGTTATCTGTAAATGTCGCTCCGTTACAAGAGTTAGGAACTGTTTGTATGTTTGCATTAGTTCCTATTGCATTTTCCCACGCATTACTTGTAATCATGTCAAACACACTTGCATAGGCTTGAGATAAAACAAAATATAAAGTGGCAGTAAATGAACCTGCAGGTGCTACAATACTAGCAGGTGCTCCTACAAATGCACCATGTTTAAAAGTGACAGTAATAGTAAGAATACTCCCGGCTTTTAAATCTTGTCCTGCAAGATCAACACTGAACTGTGCTTTCTGTTGAGTGGAAATAGGAGTAAAGACAGGTGCTCCATACGTTTGAGGTATATTAAAATTAATAGATGCTCCTGTAATATAATTTAAACCTACTGATTTACTTTTATAAGTTACAATGTAGTTTAAAAGAACAGCATTGTTATTGTCATCTATTAAATTATAACCATCAACATAATTTCCATACATTAAACGATTACCCATTATGCTTTGTGCTTTAGCAAATCTTGGGACGTTATCGTATAATCTTAATATTTCTGAACTTGATAAAACAGTATATACTTTGCTATTGTCAAAATCAAAACTCCATTGTGCTTGATCAGGAATAGCATCTTTTATCTTGTCTAATTTTTGAATTACTCGTATAGTAGTTTCATTAGCTTCTTTAAAAAGTAAATCAATTCCTTTTACTAAAGAATCTCCTGTATATATTTGTACTCGTGCAACATTAAAAAGATTGGTCATTCCTACATTTAAAAAATTTGAAGGATCTATTCCAAAATTGCTAGGCACAAATGCAGGGTCACTAAAAGGAGATGTTGCACTATACTCTCCATTTTCATATTTATACCTATACGCAAAACATATAAACCTATCTTCTAAATAATTATTGTCTTCATCTCCTGTAACATTTATCATAGTAACAAGAGGTGATTGTATAGGAGCTGCTTTAATAACTAATATATCATCAGCTATAAATCCATCTATCCCTGTAGGACCGGCAGGGGTAGGTACAGGGTAACTTTGTTTTATGTTTATTCTTCGTGGTGGATTATAATCATCCGTAAAAAATAATAAGTCATCAACAATATCTACCCCTGTAATTAAATACTTTGAATTAAAGTTTAATTTAGTAGCATTACCTGTACCATCATTAATACTTATTATATGATAGGTAAGTAATGAAGTGTTAACATTATAGGATAATATTAAATCACATTTACTTGTTGAAGCTCCTGCAAGAGGAAACTGAGAATCAGTAACAAACCAATAAATAGTTTCTCTTGCTCCATCTTCAAATGCTCCAATACATTTTGCTGAGGTGCTTAACTTTTGTCCATTAACCTCAATGTCTGTTAATGCTGTATTTCCTTTGGTATTTTCTACAGAACCTATCTCACTATTCTCTGTTGAACCAAGACGCACATTCATTGCGTCAACATATTCACCTTGAGGCACAAGTCTCTCATCAAGAGACTTATTCATTCTACCTCTAATAAAATTTCTTTTTAAGTTAGGCATCCTACTTTATCCATTTATCTCTTCCTCGTAGATTCATTAAGAGTCTACCAGGATGAATATTACTTATTCTAATCTTTGCATTACGCAGTAAAGCTGATTTATTTTTCTGTGCTCTTCTTACAATATATTCTTGTGTACCAAGTTTACTATTTAATATTGCGTATTGAATATAAGCATAAATAAAATCTTCAAACAATTTATTTACAGTAACCTTTGAATCAGAACCATTCTCCATTCCATCAGAAACATACTCTAATATAAAGGTTTCTCCTGAAACTCCTGAACTAAAATTAATAACACCACCTTTACTATCTATTCTAAATGTAGGATTTTGATTAGCCGTTTCAGTATTTAAACCAAACCTTGCTCCTATGTTATATTCAAAATACCAATCCCCATCACAACAATAACCTTCTTTACCATTGTAAGGGCTATTGTCATTAAGGTAAATACTTTTTTGTGATCCTGTTATTCTATCGTAATCTAGTTGTGAATACTGTGGAGAAAGTGCATTCCCATTTAAGTCGAATAAGATTCTACAATTTTGGTCTTGAAGATATGCACTTGCTCCATTAATCTGAATGTTCTCTGTAAGAGGTCTTAATACTCCATCCTTATATAAGGATACCCTAACCCAATTAACGTAGTCTGAGGGCAAGACAAAGCGTAATGTGTCACATACCTCAAGCTCTAGTGCTTTAATTTCTTTGAACGCATCGTAGTTTAATTCCTGGATTGCTCTCTTTGCATGGAATAAAATTTTATATCGCTCTTCATTATTAACCAACTCATGGTTTCCATTGTACATTAACATGAAGTTGTTTACCACATCTTCTAAACTAACGTATTGGTATGAACCCCAATTAGCATTTTCAGGTAGATTACCTGAGTTTTCATAATATGCGTACTGTGATATATATGCCATGCTTATCTACTTTCTTCGTTAATGTTTTGTGTCTCTTCTGTCTTACCAAACTGATATGCCATTTGTTCTCTAATAGATACACCTGCATACTCAAGTATCTTTGCTACTAAGTTTGGCTCATCTGATAAAGGTAATTCAAAATCTTGATAATCGGCTGCTCCACCATCAAATACAGGCTCTCCTCCTGTTACATTTAAATAAGTCCACTTAGGATCTTTAGGATATCTAAAGTATTGACACTTCACTTCACCATTCGCATCAATAGTAGTTGGATACGCAGTGATAACATCTCCCTCCAATGTATAGGCAGGGAATGTTTCATTAGGTGCAGTAAGTAAAGAATTGAGTAGCATAGTTATTTTACTATGCGTAACCTTATCCATCTCTTTTAACTTTGTTCCGTTGTTAAATAAAACTTTATTAATAAGATAGTAATCACTACCTGTTGTTGCCGTAGTAGGAACGGTGAATGTATTTGTAGCAATGTGAGTTAAGTCTGCGGTAACAGAAAAGAACTCGATTACTTCTGCCAAACTTTTCTTTAAGTCAGCTATACCTGTACCTGACTGTCTTGCATTCTCTTTGTTAACTTGAAAGTTATAAGTATAAAAATAATCCTCGTACATATCAAGCTGTGCTTGTTTAGCATATAGATTAAAATCAGATGGGGATATGTATCCGTAGTTGTTCTTGTTTAATACAGCCAATACAGTTGCTCGAACAGAATTTATCATTGGTAATCTTTTTACAAAGATAAAGAAAAAAAAAGAGGATGCATTTTTTTACATCCTCTAATAATAAAGATATGGTTTTAGTTATGCTATAGCAATAAGACTTACTGCTTTAGTAGGTGCTACTGTAGTCACAACATTTTGCCACATAGTTTGATGTGCTGAAACAACTGCATCTTGAATAACATCTCTCATCTCTTGACCACTTGCTTGAGTAGCGTGAGTGATTGTTATAACATCTTGTGCTGCTGCTCCTCCGTATACAATTGTTACGGTAGTAGTTGAAGCCTGCTCAATAAGTTTAATGTTATCAGCAGATACTAATTGATTCCCTTCACTTGTTACAGGGATTGATAAATACTTTGCCATTGTTAAAAAATTTAATGGGTTAATAATAATACAAAGATACTTAAAATAAATTAAGCAGGTACTGTTACTTTTTTCATACCTAACGTTCCTGTTAAAGTTGTATTAGTATATACTTTCTTAGCTATCAAGCAATATGTAACAGGCTCACCTCCTTCACATAAAACGTTTACACCTGTAAAGAAATAACCTTCAAGTCCCGGCACAAGCACAGGCTCTCCGTTTACTCCACATTCGATACCTGTAATAAACGCAATGTCTTGCGTCCCACATGGTGTACCTGTAGCGGTAGCATAAAAACCTGTAACCCCTCCTGTTGAAAGTAAAGAGCCGATAGTGATAGTGCCTAAACCTTCAGGTTCAATCGTTGCAGATAATATTACATTACAATCAGTTTCGTCAAAACCTACTTGAACTACCCACTCTTGCCAAGTGTTTGCTGTACACTCTGTAGTTACTGTAAGAGGTAAAGTCGCAGGTATAACTCTTATAGAGTTATTTGAATTTATTAATGAAGCCCACTCTCTTTGAAGATAGGATATAACTTCGCCTCTCTCATCAGAAGGGCTTACTGTATAACACACCTCTCCCTCAGTAGCGAAATCATTACTAACAAAAACTATTTTTGTGGAACTTTCCGACCATAGGAACTTAACTTCGTCCATGTTTACAAGCATGAACTGAGCAGGGTTTGACCCCACAGGTCTTACTTGAAATTGTAAATACTTTGCCATTGTTTAAAAAATTTAATGGATTAATAATACCACAAAGATAACTAAAATAAATTAGTCTTCTAAGTTTGATTCAAGCATCTTCAACGCATCTATTCCCTCTTCAGATTGAAGGTAAGATGAAGCTATATAATATGGATCTTCACCAAAAGGAACGGTTAACATTTTCTTTTTACTTGAAAGCGTATTATAAAATATATCCTTTCTATTATTTCTAAACTTTAACAATCCTTTTTCAAAGAATGTATTTACTTTAGCATTAAGTGTTAGTTGAGGGTCATTAAGAACTTCCAGGAAATGTTGAGGTTCTCTTCTTGCATAAACAAGTACATCTCTTTTTAATTCTGCGGTTGAAACAGTATCTACATTAGTTCCAAATAAAACTTTATTAACCATCTCAAGTTGAGATAAAGATAATTGTTTAGCTGCAATTAATGCATCCACTTCAATTTCAAGTGAAGCGATATCTGCCTTTGCCTCTTTTTCTTCATTCACTTCCTCATATACTCTATCTCTATGTGGATGTAAATATAAAAATTCTTGAAGGATAGGGTTTGTTGCTTTAACATTTAAGAAACCATCTTCAAAAATTACAGGTTCAAGAACTACGTTTCCATCTTGCTCATCCTCAAAAGGACTCTTTTGATTAGATGCATAACGTAATGCTCGGTTTGAATTTGTTTTAGTATCAAAGTAAAGTAACGATGATCTTCTAGTATGTCTTGTTGGTAAGATATAAGTTAATGGAGCTGCGTCCAATTTTAATCGATAAGTTTTATCGGTAAGCGTGTTTTGTTTTTTCATTTGATTTAATTTAAAATTTAAAAAAAAAGGGAGGGGATTAACCCTCCCTAATAATAATTATTCTTAGTCTTTGAATAAGAAGAAGTTGTTCGCTCCAAGCGTACAAACTGCTCTTTCAGATAAGAAGTTTACTTCCATTGCATCCAAGTCAGAAGTTCTTGCACCTCCGGCTGAACCTGTAATCCAAGTTTTGTATCGTCGGTCTTCTGTTTCAGAAGCTCTGTAACGTACGTGTAAGAAAGGACGCTTTGCATTCTTTCCAAGGATTTGGTCATATAC